ATCCCCGACCAGAGCATCGCGGGACTCAGGGGCATCGTCTGCCCGTCCACCTCGTTGAACCACAACGGATGGAAAGGCCCCTCGTCGGGACCGGTCCAATCCACGACCCGCAGGGGGTTGTCGCCGTCCAGGGGCGAGAGGGTGACCAGTTGCTTGTGACGTGGCAACCAGATCTCCCACAGTTCGACGTAGGGTTCGTACTCGTCCTCGTGCATCCCGTAGCCCTGGGAGAGGGTGTGGATGCGCTCGTCGCCCCCGAACTCGTTGAAAGACGGTTGATCCGTCGCGTTGAGTTTTTCCCTGGCGTCTTTCTTGAACGTCTCTTCCTCTCGCGCCATCTCGACAGGCATCCGGTAGCGGTGACCGGCAAACGCGATGTCCTCCCAATGCCGGGCGGACATATCGTGCACCCAATCATCCAGCAGGATCGACTTGACGAATGGTTCCTGGCGGTCGATCTCGAAGTTGTCGATCGAGTAGGAACCGGTGATGCTGCTGCCGACCTTGACGATGCCCAGAGAGAACAGTGCCGAGCGGACCGCCCGTTGCAGCGAGGCGTGGATTTTGAACTGCTTGAGCAGATCGTTCATGATCGCTTCAAGCTTGGCACCGGTCGGGCCGAGTTGGGGATTCCTGGTGAAGATGTTCACCTGGGGCGGTCGACCTACGAGATGCCTCTCGTAGATGTTGATCGCCAACTCCATCATGTTCAGGTGCTGCGGCTTGCTCTCACCCTCGTCGCCGTACCCGTCCCCGGCGAACAACTCGACCGCCCGCTTGTGTCGTCGCCGGAACGGTTCCAGCTTTCTGCGACTCGTCTCCACGGCACGGCGGAGTCGTTGCAGGTGCAGTTCGTCGTTAAGGTCAAACGCCATCAGTCCCACTCCGTAGTGTGTGTGAGTTCCTTGACACGTTCCTCGCGACGCCACGCCAGGGACATGACCGGAGGACCGGTCTTCACCGGTTTGACCTTCTGCTCCCGATCCTTGAGTATCAGAGCGACCAGGGCGTCCGCTATAACAACGTCGCCATGATTGTTCCCGCGGTCACTCGGATCGGTGGTCAGCAGGGAGACACCGTGCTCGATCGAACCGTTGGGTTGGTAGATGAACTCCGCCGCCTGTTCGATCGACTTCCTGGACGGGTTGATGAACTTGCCGGTGAACAGCAGTTCCCGGTAGGTGGTCAGCAGGTCACGTTTGGCATCCTTCGTCGAGAACCACCCAGGCTTGTCCGATATCTTTTTCCGCAGGGTGTCGCTGTTGGTGGCGAAGTAGATATTCGAGTATCGGCAATCCTCGACGACCGCCTTTCCAAAGGTGCGACCAGGACCGGTTGCCTCCCAGATCAGGTAGGCACCCCTGCCGCCTGGGCCGCGGAACATACGACATAGAGCCACTGCAAGTTCCGCAAATTTGTACGCCGAGATTTGGTTGGAGCACAGTTCGGCGACCTTCTCCCCGGTGAGGCGGTCCCCGACCACCAGGGCGCTCTCCGACGCGCCGGTCCCCTGCGAGACGTCGACCCCGATGACATAGTCTCGAGACGAGAGCGGGAACCCATCGTCATTCAGGTCGACCCAGACCTTGAGCGGACCGACGTTGTCTTCGACGAAATTCGGTTCGTATCCCTGTTCAACCTCGAGGGTACCGATGTGGTCAGGCTCGCGGCACCACTCCCGACCCAGTTCCTCGAGTGTGCGGGTGTCAAAGAACGGGTAAGCGGAACCCTGGTAATCGATGTCCAATTGCGTCGCGATCTCTACGGGGTGAGCACGACGAATGCACTCGTTGTCGTACCAGGGAGACCGCCAGCGATCGGTCTTGTCCTTGTACTTGTCGGCACCCTTGTCAGGGTGGTCGCTCCAGTGGAACCGGAGACGGGGAGTCCCGGCCTGTCTCTGAGCGTAGAAGGCGTTTGCAGTCCCGTTGGGCGTGGAGTTGAACAGTCGGGTGTTTGTGTTGTCCGCTGTGGCGCTGAGTACGTCCCATCCGCCACCCTCGAAGGCGGCAAACTCATCGACCAGGAGTGCGGTTCGACGTCCACCTCGACCGATGTTGTCGGTGGTGCTCTCTCCCTCGATGCGAGAACCGTTGTCCAGGTTCGAGAGTTTCAGCTTGTTCCGCTTGTGCGTGGGGATCATCCAGCAGGGCAGTCCCCGCATGACGAAGTCCAGGTGCCCGAAGAGCGAATCGGCGGACCCGTCTACCAACGCTTCCTTGCGTGAGACCATGAGGAACGACTGGAGCGGTCGGAACATCCACCGCCAGAGGAACGTCGTCAGGCACATCCAGGACGCACCCATATCCCTGCTCTTCTCGATCAGCAGGTCGGTCTTGCCGATCGATTCCTCGAGGCAACAGAGACCGTTGTCCTGGAATTCCCAGGTGATGAACGGAAGCTTGGGAGACTCCTGCCTGGGGTCGTACGTCCAGACGAACCCGTTGACCCAGAACAGGATATCCTCGGAACACGCCGCGATCATGTCCTTCTGAAAGGACCGATCAGTCGACGCTCTCGTCAGGATCTCCTGCCTCCAGAGCAGGTTCTCCTCCAGACCCTTCGGGATCTGCCGGTACAACGGCAGACCTGATGGTGCGGAGCATCTCGGTGATTTCAGTAGTGGCGCGACGGGCATCTTCAGTTACCTCACGATCTCTCGCAGAGGTGTCCTCAGATCTCGCCACCATACGCATCCACTCCGTGAAGAAACTCTTGGGGTCCAATCTCGCGAACTCCAAAAGTCCCCATGCCCCGCTGCTCGGAGCATCCTCGGGCGATACGTCCCCCAGACTCAGGCTGTCGTAAACCCAACCGAAGTCGCCCCGCAGCGACGATACCTTCCCCTCAAAAACAACACTGTCGGGCCGCTCGGGTTTCTGCCTGACCGCCGCAGTGTGCTCCATCGGAACAGCCTCTTCCTCACCAGCCTTCCACTGGTCGAACCCGAAGACCCTAGCCGCCTCCTCCCAGGCACCTTTCTTGGTGCGACCCTTGTCGATCAGGTTGAGCCGCATCGCCTTGAATTTCTGGAACTCGCCCCGCTTCCGCAGATGAGCGGCAAACTCCTCAGACTGACTCGCCATGCAACTCCCCCCAACTCCTAAGCTTGCTCTGAGGATACAGGTACGTCGGCCCGTAGCCCAGATCGGTCAGGTTGTAATCCACAATGACATCCCTGGTCCAGGCAAACCCCCTGAATCGATACGTCGGGAACGTCCCGGTCATCAGGGCATGGACGGGGATCTCGCCGACTTCCTTGTGACCGGGGACCAGCAGGTCCGCGTCAGTCTTCCGCAGACTTTTCACGTCGATCGCAAACCCGTCCAGGACCGCGTCACCAGGGTCCACCACCGACGTCCCGATGTGGAAGACCTCGGTCGGGTAGATGCCGAACAACCGGCAGAAGGCGAGTTCACCACCAATCCCCTGGCGATTGACCTCGTAGTCGCTCTGGGGACCGCTGTGCATCCGCAGGTCCGAACGACCACCACCAGTCCGCTGACCGGCAATGTGCTCGCACAACGCCATCTCAGCGTCGTTCAGGATTATCACCTCGCCAATCTTTCTTGGTCGAGTATCCCTTCCAGGCGGACCAGTCCACGTTCCTGCTGTCGCTTGATCTCTCTCGAGCATCCTGCCCCTCCTTGTCCATCCCCAGCAGTCGATCGGAGGTGCAACGCAGCGCCCTCGCCAACCGGCCCAGGGTACTGGCAAGAGGCTCGTACACCCCCCGCTCCCAATCGCTCACTCGCGCCTGATGCGTCCCGACGTCCAGCGCTAAGTCAGTCTGACTCATCGCCCTGCTGAGACGCTCCTTGCGAATCCGTTCGCCTATACTCATCGTCTGGACCTCCCCGAGGTGTTCGATCTATACCGTAAAGAATCACACGCTCCTGCTCTTCTGGCGACCAAGAATTCCACACGTCATCTGGAACACCCTCCCGCCGCTGAGCATCCACCCGCCTGTGCTCATCTCTCACCTGCCGATGGTCGCACTCAAAGCAGATCTCATGGGTGGGAACCGCTCCGTCATCAGCACTCCACTCGACCGTCTCCCAGACGTGATCACACTTGGGCTTGCCCGTATCAGGATCGATGCCGTCCCACCACAACTGCAACGCCTTATCCCCCGCAGGAGTCCTGCGGTACATGTACGCAGTCTTCTCGGCGAGAAGATAAACACGTCTACCGGGTTCGGTATCCTCCCGCGTCTCCAACCAACCGTCACTGACCAACTTCCAGATCGCATACGTCTGCTCCTGGGTGGTGTAAGGGGCGGGTCTCCACCAACCCGACTCGCTCTCTGATGGTCCGTCGAGGTACTTGTCGATGTAGTGTGCCAAGTGTTCGGTCCAGGTGTTCGGTAAGTGTTCGGTATAAACCTCGCAAACACCGATGAATGAAGGCTCAGGGTGTTCGGTAGGTGTTCGGTAGGTGTTCGGCGTACCTGTGGGTGTACCTGTGGGTTTTGCTGTTCGCTATGCAGGACTCAGCATATGCCGATGTCCGATGAGCCGCAACAGGGTCTCGGTGAATTGGAGATAACGAGGGTGGAGAGGCGCGAAAGGGGTGGGGGGTCGGTTCGGGTTTTCGGGATGTCAGGACCGACGTTTTCGCGACATTGACCGGGGGGGGATCGGGGCGGCGGATCGGTGTTTTTCGGGGGAAAACAGGCGGAACAATGGGCACGCTTCGTTCCACCTGGTCGACCTGGTGCACCGATCGGCCCGCCTGGACGACATCGATCGCAGCGCCTCGCGTACGCGGGAGAGAACTGAGCGCCTCGGGGTGAGATATAAGATCACCGCGATTCGAGTGATGTCAGGACCGACGCCGCCGCTTGGTCGACCCGCCCTTCTTCTTGGTCGATCGATTGGTCTTCCTGGTCTTGACCGACAGGTTGCTCTTCGAGTTGTTGCGAGGGTTGCCATCCTTGTGATGGACATCCTTGCCGTCACCCTTCTTGACGAGTCCAGCCCTGGTCGCCATGCGTCGTGCCTTGGTGCGACCGGCCCGATCTTTCTTCGCCTTGGTGGTTGCCTGTTGTTTTCGTTCTCGAGGTGTTGGTCTCTTCTTGGAAGGCATCGATCAGTACTCCTTGATGACGGCGTGACCGTCCTCGACCATGAGGTCACAGATCTTCGCGGTTGGTGTCTCCAGGCTGGCGATGTATCTGCCGTATCGCCCTCGCTTGTCCTTGAACGACTTGACCAGGATCTTGCGTCCAGGTCCGCCGTGCTCGTCCAGGAGTGCCTCCAGGTGGGCCGTTGCTGCCTTGCCCTGGACTCTGGTTGGTCCTCTGGACTCTGGAGCGTCGAGGCCCGTTCCATCTGAAAGGCAGAGCCTGATCCTGGTGGTGAAGCTGCACCCGAAACTGAGTGAGAGCAGGACGTCGCAGGTGTCCCCGTCGACGACCCTGGTGACGACTGCTGGTGTCAGTCTGAACTCATCCACTCTCGTTCTCCAGGCGGCCTTGTCGAGTCAGGCAGGGCAGTCGGGTGATGTCATCGGGCGTCGCCTTGGCGTCGTCTGGTCCCTCACCCTGGTAGCCTGCTCGGCGCATGGCGTGCATGACGAATTCGGAGCAGAAGAACCGCTCGACGTTGGTGTCGCTGGGCAGTCCCCACTTGTCCAGGCATCTCCTGGTGAGGACTGAGAACGACCGGATGAATTGCCAGGGTGATGCGTATCGTTGTCCCCAGTGACTGAGTGCGTCGCCGACCAGGGCGCTGCGGTTGACCTGGGTCTTGTCCAGCTTGAACCAGTCGAGCCGCCGCCTCTTGACCAACCTGGAGAGCGGATGGATTCTGACTCCCCTGCCCTCGAGTGCCTCGATGACGGCGAGCCGACCGTGCACCTTCATCACGAGTCCGACGTGACTGTACCTGGACCGAGTCCAGAGCGAAATGAGTTGACTGATCAGTGACCAGGGCGCTGTCTCGAAGGCGATCACGTCGCCGCTGCTGATCAGTGATCTGACTGTCTTGTAGTCCATCGTTCCTCCGATGATGTCAGGACTCTCCGCCTAGACCCGGTCCCTACTGACTGACCTGCGTGAGCTTCAGGTCTTCCGCTCCAATCTGATCCAGGGCAGTGCACCGGTATGTCGACCCTGGTGGAGTCAGTTCTGGTCGACCTGACTTTGCCCCTCGGGGTCAGGCATCAGGTCCGTTGAGCCTGTTGTCACATCGGGTGACTCTTTCGTTTCGAGATGGTACACGCCGATGGCGAGCGCTGACCAGACGTCTTTCTTGATGCCGTAGAGTGGACCTGGATCGGCCCTGGTGCCGACCGCTATGTCCTTGCCGCCGAACCGATCCAGGAGCGACTGCCTGACGTTGCTGTCCTTGGCCCTGGGCGAGTGGCAGTGGTGCATCTTGACGTCCAGGCGAGTGACCAGTCTCACCCGCCTGGGTGTCGCCGCCTGGAGCAGTCGACCGATGACGTAGCACGTCTCGAAGACCGACTCACCGACCGGCATCCCGAACGACTGCATCCTCTCGATCACGACGTCGTGATCCAGGATGTCGGTGGGCCTGACCAACTCGATGACGACGTCAGTCTGCTCGATCCCATGAGCGACCGGGAGACCATCCTCCAGGACGATCCAGGCGGACACCACCGGACCTGGATCGATCGCGAGCACCGACCTCACTTGAGCACCTCGCGACTCCTGGTCGTCAGGGTCGACCGAGTGTAATCGGCAATTGACATACCACTCTCGTCCGCCGCCGCCTGGACCAAATCGAAGTCGGCAGTGTGCATCCGGTACCACCTGATCGGCATCCTGCCAGTCGCTGGTCGGCCCCGTTTCCGCTTCGATCTATCGTCCGAGCTAGTTTTCTTGGAATCCATTTGAGCCTATATGCAAAGGGTTTGGTGGGCAATCGACACGATATTCTGTCAAAATAATTGATTCTTGGTTTGACAAGAAACCGATCTGTAATTACGCTGGCCCGTGCCAACGGGGCAACGCGGCGAATAACCAACGAGGCTCGCCAGGACAACTGAAACGGCAGGCGGTCGGGCACAACACACCCGGCTGAAACGGGGGCGAGAGTCACCCGAAGAACCTGACCAGTTTGACACAAACACATTCTCGGCGAAAGCCGAAACGGCCCGGCCTGATTGATGTCAGGACCGGGCGTCTGACCGGGAGTTACCACCCGGCACTGACGAGGCAGGTACCTCGACGAGAATGAAAGAGGACTACCATGAAGACCACAACCGTACTGAGAACTAACACACTCCAGATCGGCGATACTGAGTACTTCGTCCTGGACGAGTTTGGCAAACCACTCGGGATCATCCGCAAGCAGCATCGGCGGCGGGGTGACGGTCCTCGGCGACACCAGTGGTACGCTTGGGTGTACCCCGACCGAGCGATCCCCGGTGACGGGGGCAAGGGGATGCGACCCATCGAGGGGACCGAGAAGCTTCACGAAGCGACCGAGGTGATCAAGACGTTTCACGTCACTTCGACCTGGAACTGCGAACCGTGGGCCGACGAGCCGGGCGTGCCGCTCGATCCGAAGCACTACACCGACAAGGACGGAGATTATGCACGCGGTGGCATACTCGCCAACCTGATCGAGCAATACGGCAACTAAGCCTGGAGCGCTCCAGGCGACGAGACCAACCCCAACGCCCACCAGGGCAGAAGAGGACGACATGAGTTACTACACCAAGCAGTTGAAGCGTCAGACCGTTGGCAGGACCATCTGCCTCGACCAGTACGGGCGAGTGACCTCAGTCAACCCGCTCGGAACGAAGGAGACCAATCGGACACTCCACTTCCACGACCATGCGTGGCAGGGCGTTGCCCGCACCGACAAGGAAGAAGCACGGCGGGACCGCATCCGCGATCGCGTCGCCAAGGTCCAGGCGGCGGAGTTCGATGAGCACGGCGACCTCTACTACTGTGAACTGGACCTCTCGTCGGATGCAGCGAAAGCCGCCGGATACCCGAACCCTGGTGTCAAGGTGTTCCGGTATGAGATCCGACACAACGCGCATTGGGACGAGCCGAGCAGGTTCGGCGTCGGACTCATTGACGACTCGTCGGACGGGCCTGGCACCTTCGAGGGCTACGCCAGGAAGCGGGGTGGCAGGTGGGTGTTGCGACGCTGCACCGCCCAGGAGTACCTGGAGCACTACGGTGCCGAGACCTTCGACGACCTGCCCGAAGAGAAGTCCGCCTGGGACGTCCAGGTTGGCATCCGGCGACGGTTCGCCGAGCGGTTCCCGAAACTGGCGAACGGCGGCAAGACCGTCTACCCCATCTTCGAGTCCAAGGAACAGGCGATCGCCTGGATCGCCCGTCACTCGGTCGTGCTCGGCAAGCAACTCTGGATCTCGAAGAAAACAACGAACCACCAGTCGCCGGACTCGGGTCAGACATGGAGTTCGGCTGAGTGGATCGTCGAAGAGAAGTGCCCGATCCTGGTCGAGTGCTACGACACCCAGGGCATCCGCCACGGGTAGAGGATGATGTCAGGACCGCCGCCTGGAGCGACCTGCTCCAGGCGGCACAGACCAACCCAGTGCCCACCAGGGCAGAAGAGGACAACATGAAGATCAAGAACGGGACTCAGTACCAGACGAAGCAACTGCGAGCCTTCGTCACCAGGATCGCCAAGAGGGAACTGTCGGAGGTTTCCGCGAGTCGCCGGAAGGCGATCACCATCGAGTTCGTCCCCAACAGGACGCGGCAGTCCGCATCGGGCTACGCCTACATCAACGGGTACTACGCCAGGGTGCGGGTGCCCAAGGACATCACCCCCGAGAACCACTGGAAGGTGGCAATGGTGATCGCTCACGAGATGGCGCACCTCGCCGGTCGCAAGAGTGGGCGAGCGAACGAACGGGCGATGCGGTCGAGCATCCCGTACGGGTGTCACGAGAAGACACCCGAGTACTACTCCTGGGCGGCGGACCTGCCCCTGGAGAACAAGGTCGTGAAGGTGAAGCCGAAACCCACCGCCCTGGAGAAGGCGGAGGCGCACCTCGCCAGGATCGAGAAGAACATTGCGAACTGGGAGACCAAGGCGAAGAGGGCGAAGACCGCCCTGGCGAAGTACCGGAAGCAGGTGAAGTACTACCAGGGCAGAGTTGTCGCCCTGGTGGACGCACCGCAACTCTAAGCGACCCTGGTGCGGCGGGCGGGGGGGTGGACTGTCTGCCCCCCCGTCACTGCACAGTGACCAACCCAAAGAAAGCGAGGATGACATGGGAGTTCGACTGTACCCCAACACGACCGACCCGGTGAAGCTGGAGCGGCTCGCCCAGGTACCACCTGGGACGAAAGCGGAACTGGAGAAGATGGAATCGAGAGCAAGAGAACTGAGCGATGGACAAGGATTCTTCCACTCCCTCCATGACGGCGAGCACGAGGCCGAACTGGAGTTGCACGCCTTCCTGCTCTTCGGGTGGGGGAAGTTCAACAACGTCCTGGTCCCAACCCTCGTCCCTCGTCACGCCTGGGCTACCGCCCTCGAACTGGAACCGATGGATTCAGATGTGGGACGAATCGATGGTTCGGTCTTGTCTCTTGCCGCCGCCGGGGAACTGCTCCAGGCGAACAACATCTTCGGTCCTCACCCTGACGACGACATCGAGTCGCTCTCGTGGATCGATCCGCTCACCGGCAAGGCGCTGGCGGAGTACTGCGAAGGGGTCCACTGGAACTAACCGCCCCACCAGGGGCAGAGAGGATGAACGATGGAGGAAAGAATCGACCGGGCCGCGAGGGACATTCTCGCGGTCTTCATGCACCCAGGAGACCAACGGTACGAGGAAGTCCTCGCGGCAACCAAGGCTCGTATCGACAGGCTGCTGAAGTGTGAAGAGGTACCAGAGTGCTCTTCTTGCGGGAGTCGCGACTGCCAGCATCAGCAGTGCGGGCAGTGCAATGAGTTCCATACCGACTGCGAGGGGTGC